TCGAATTGGTGTAGAAATGAAGCTTGGTGCTCACTTTGCAGCTCTTGATGACAGTGGAAATCCTGTTCCTTATCTTCTACTGGCTCGGTCATCAACATCACTGACTCCTCTTCGTATGTCAAATCAGATTGGACTAGCTGATGCCGGATACCGTGGAGAACTTATTGCACGAGTTGATTGTGTGTCTGACGATACGCAATACGTGATCGAGTCAGGACGTCGTCTTTTTCAAGTAGTTCAACACAACTGGCTTCCTTGGAAGGATATTATCTTTGTTGATAGTCTAAGTGATCTTCCGGTACCTCCTGATAGTCGTGGAGCAGGTGGGTTTGGATCTACTGGCAACTAAATCATATCTCGAATCAAAACTAATGAAATGATATCATGGATTATTGCTAACCAATAACCATTATACCAAGATGTTTTGAATCCATATACACTTACCATTGCAACTAAAACCCCACGTAGAACTGTATTTATAATTGGGTTAACGAACGGAAAGAACCAGAAGTTCATTTATAACTAGTACATACTAGAAGCGAGGTCGCCGTGAAATTTAAGCCGAAAGATTTTTTCTTGCTGAGTATTATAACAACAATATGGGTGGTGGTTTAATGCAGCTCGTCTCATATGGCGCTCAGGATGTTTACATCTCTGGCAACCCTCAGATTACGTTTTGGAAGATCCTATACAAGCGCCACACGAACTTTGCGGTGGAGTCTATTGAGGTCACGTTCAACGGTCAGGCGGACTTTAACAAGCGTGTTACGGCTATCATCAACCGTAACGCCGACCTAATGTACAAGACATATGTTCAGGTAGTTCTTCCTGAGGTTACTGTGGTAGCTCCAAGTCAGTTTTTCAAGTGGACACATTACATCGGCCACCGCCTCATCAAGCAGGTTGAGGTTGAAATCGGCGGTCAGAGAATTGATCGCCAGTATGGTGACTGGATGCAAATCTGGACACAGCTTGCAACAGAAGCCGGAACGACTCGTGCCTTAGACTCTATGATTGGTAACACGCCTGATCTATGTCTTCTAAAGAATGGTAATGGACAACCTATTAATTCTCCTTGTTCATCTAATGAGGTAACAATGTCGTGTACAGGCTTTGCTGGAACTCCCGCAAAGACGCTCTATATTCCTCTGCAGTTTTGGTTCTGCCGTAATCCTGGTGTTGCGATTCCACTTATTGCATTACAGTATCATGAAGTTCGAATCAATGTGGACTTTGAAACTCAGCCAAATTGTATTTTTACAAGTAGTCCTTCCCAAAGTTTTGGACTTACAACCCCAAATATTGGTTCACTTGCAGCTGCGTCTCTATATGTTGATTATTGCTATCTTGATACAGAGGAGCGCCGGCGTTTTGCTCAACAATCTCATGAGTATCTCATTGAGCAAGTACAGTATACTGGTGCAGAGTCGATTACATCGTCGTCAAACAAGATTCAGCTAAACTTTAATCATCCTGTTAAGGAGTTGTTTTGGGTTGTTCAGCGTGATTCATTCGTAGACTGCAGCCCTGGCGCCGGCCCTTCCTTTCTGTTTAACGGAGCTCAGCCATTTAACTACTCTGATGACTGGGACACAGCACCTCCTCTTCTTTCAAGTTTTACAGATGATGGAACTACAGATGTTCCTTCAAGAACAGTCTTTATAGGTAGCTCTAACTATCTTCTTGCTAAGGTTCTTATTGATTCAGATGTTCGTTGTGAGGGTAAAAATCCGGTTGAGGTTGCAAAGCTCCAGCTTAACGGACAAGATCGCTTTACTGAACGCGAAGGTTCGTACTTCGACAAGGTACAGCCTTACCAGCACCACAGCCGTTGCCCATCCACAGGTATCAACTGCTACTCCTTTGCGCTACGGCCCGAGGAGCACCAGCCTTCAGGCACGTGCAACTTCTCTCGTATCGACAAGGCAACGCTTCAACTCACGGTATCTATCAACACGGTTAAGGAGCAGCGCACGGCTCAGGTACGCGTATATGCACTCAACTACAACGTTCTTCGTGTAATGTCTGGCATGGGCGGTCTTGCGTATTCCAACTAAATACTTTTACTAGCAAATTAAATTAAATTAAATTAAAAAAACAAAATTGAGATAAAGTATATTGGCTCAATTATGTAACTAAATATTAGAAATGTATTTTATTCATTCTTTTCATATATAATGCTCTATCTTTAGAAAAATACGTATCATTTAAAGAATACAATTGATCGCTTTTTACATTTGGGTTATTTGCAGGATGTTCGTGTTTAATAATTATTGTATCAAAATAAACTTGTTTTCCTAAGCTTTTTGCTATGTCTGTAAACTCGTTATCACACCATAAAGATTTATATTCCGGATAGTAAATATATCCAAATCGTTGATAATATTTAGATCCACATATTACAAGTGTATTTATTCTGCTTTGGCGAAATCCATCATTAAACCAAATAACTCCATCTCCATCAGGAAAATTTTCGTACATTTTTGTCCGAATAATATCATCATATCCTTCTACGACTGGTATCATATCATCTGATCCAAGCAATAGTATATCAAATGTAGAGATATCTGGTATATCTCGATTAATAGCTGCAACTTTACCGTTTGGGTTTCCTATTTTAACTGATATACGCGGGTCTGTAAATGTATATTTTTCGGGGTTATCATCTTCATCAACAGATACGATTATATGTATATTTTCAGGACATATAGCAAAATCTAGATATCTATTAATAGTGTTTATTGCCTTTTCATGTCTGCTTCGCGTCGGAAATTTTATAAGAATCCTCGACATTATTATAATGATGTGGGAATTTATAGATAAAATCATATACATTAATCTTGATCATCGTCAAGATAGGAGAGATATTATGTCAAAGTTTTTTGAAGAAGGTCAGATCCCTCTCGAAAAGGTAGTTAGATTTTCTGCAATTAAACGTTCATATGCACCACTTGGATGTGTTGAAAGCCATACAGAAGTTCTTCGTATAGCAAAGAAGAGTGGTTGGAAAAATGTTCTTGTATTAGAAGACGATCTCGCATGGTCTAATTTTGAAGAAGGATATGCAAAACTAGAAGAATTATCAAAGCTACCAAAATGGGATGTTATTATGCTTGCAGGATGGTATGCTAAGTATGATTTTCCTAGAGTATTTGATGCATATAACGCTGGTGCATATTTGGTAAATGAACATTATATAGACAAACTTCTTAGTAATAGGTCATATTCAGTCAATAGATTATCAAACGGTATAGGGTTTGATTATAAAAATCCTAAATATTATGCAGATGCTTATTGGAATCAACTAATGGCTATAGATACTTGGTATTGTATTTATCCTTGCATATGTTATCAAGTTGATGGATTTAGTGATAATGGAAATAGAATTATTGAGTCAAGCAGAATCATAGGATTATATGATCGTAAGGTAAAAAAAGAAGTGTATAAACATTAAATGTCAAACAAGAAAACTCAACGTGTAGGATCTCGTGCAAAAGTTATGCATGGTGGAGCAGAGAAGACGGCAGGTGGTCTTCGTAAGGAAGATCTTACTTATAACAAAGCCGGACGTATTGTCTCTAAGAAGAAGCAACAAACAATGCGCAACAAAATGGGATAAAACGAATTTAGTCAAGATGACTTTAATTAATGCTAAATGGTTGGTGACTTTACAAATATCAAACGTGGAGATGAACTTGATGATGCGTATAAAGCTGTTACGAAAGCTAATGCTTGGAAATGGCTAAGTGATCCCAAGACTCCTGGAAATGGAGGCTTTGCGCTGTGTATTCATCCAATGATGTTTGAAATTCTAGGATATATGAATCATAAAAACATTCCTAATATAAATTGGATTATGCTGCAAATGGAGTTTATTGCAAAAAGTGGTTGGCAATCATATTTGGATAAAAATGGAAAATAGAAGTAATTTATGTTAAATAGTCAATGGATAAACTATTGCATTCAATCTTTCTGAAAAGCCCTGTAAATCTGTGGGATGCTTTTGAGGAAGAATGTAAGAAGTTTTATAATGAACCAGCTCACTCGTTGACAGAAATGAGAACTCGCGACAATAAAAAGATTCGCGGAGATATCTTTGAAGATTTCTGTGTAATGTATTTAACAAAAATTAAGAAATATGATAATGTATGGAGACTTCCAGATGTCCCGATAGAAGTTCTTGAAAAACTTAACATGAAACGCCAAGACTTTGGGATTGACATTATAGCAGAGAAAGATGGTCTATATTCTGCAGTGCAATGTAAGTATAAGAAACAGACAGGTCGATCTAACTGTATAACATGGAAAGCATTATCAACATTCTATGCGCTGTGTTTGCGGTGTGGTCCATTCGATGAGTATATAGTTATGACTAATGCAAATACAGTTCGCCATATGGGGAAAAGGACACCAAAAGATATATCTATTTGCTTAAAAACTCTACAAGGTATTTCCAAGGAAGAATGGACATCTATGTGTAATCTTGAAACATATGTGCTTTCCGAAACATCTTCTCCTAAAACACTTTTAGAGTTAAGAGATGCTAGAATGAAGTTCTTCGAAAGGTTTTAAACGCAGTGCATTAAACACATTAAATGCCAGAGTATATTGTCGAAGCGAAGACTGTTCAGACTGGCGCCATTCGAACACTAAAAGAAGCAATTAAATGTATCCTAGTTGAGATGAGTCTTATTTTTGACAAGGATGGTATTCGAATGGTAGCTATGGATAATACACGTACTGTTCTTGTGCATTTTCGTCTACATGCTGATAAGTTTGAGAAGTACGAATATAATCACAGCAGCCCTAAGTTTGTAATTGGTGTGAATACAGATCACCTGTATCGGATTGTTCGTACGGCTACGAATGATGACACAATTACTTTTTACGTAGACTCTTCTGATTCTAACTCGCTAGGTATTCTCCTCGAAGATGGTGATAAAAAGCAGGTAACACGTTATAAGCTAAACCTACTTGATCGCGACGAGCCAGATATTCAGCTTCCTGAGACTGAGTTTTCAACCCATATTACTATGCCTTCTCTTGATTTTCAAAAGATTTGCCGTGATATGACACTTTTGGGAGCAAAGACCGTTGACATTAAGAATGTTAATTCATCTCTAACATTCTCATGTAAGGGGCATTTTGCGTCACGCACTACTGTAATGGGAGACTCTGAGAATGAGTTTAGTATTCAACATAAAACAAATGATAGTATAGTTACTGGAAATTTTTCGCTACCTCTACTTGTATTATTTACAAAGTGTACTAATCTTTCCAACAAT